AGAAACCTGCTTAGCAGAATACGACTTGCCCCTCATATCGAAGTACCAGCGACCATTCTCATGGCGAAGGTTAAATTCTTCCTTATGACGGAAAGGAGAGAGACCGGCTGTCCAGGGCCAACCAGTCTCATGGGTGAAAGCACCACCGCTCATGTTAACAGTAACTTCCATTTCCATCTTCCTTCTCTTCATCTTATATCTTACTATAGCATAGAAAAGGAAATAATGCAACTGTTATTTTTAAAAAAAGTCCTTATCGTACTCGTCAGGTCTTCCGTAATGGAAACCATCATCATCCTCATAGCCTTCAGGGGCTGTGATGATCAGATAGACCGTAGCTGCAATGATAACAAGGACAATTAACAGGAGCCAAGACATTATGCAAAGCTTTCTGCGAAGTTAGGACGAGGAATAACAGCGAGGAAGAATGATGGAGTATTACCATCAAAGCCACCGCCCATATTTAGGTGACGTGTGGTTTTCTTAGCTACTTCGCTCGTAAGACCTGATAGAATAATCTGGTCAGTGTGCGATTCATGCACATCAAACAGATTGACCTTATCACTACGGATGCTCTTATAATTCATCATTTGTCTTTGATCCTTTTACGAAGTTCAGAAGATGACAGGTGGTGCTGCCTGGAGTTATAATATACGCGAATACCACGTTCATCGCATATATCCTTACCTGTGAAGTCTTTGTTCTTATAGTCTTCACCGATAATTCTGACATCGAAGCGGCGTGACTCAAGAATGAGCTGGACTTCCTCTTCGGTCGTATAAGGGACGACTTCATCGACATACTTACAGCCCTTAAGCTGAATATATCGCTCGTACATCGTCTGAATAGGTTTATTCTTCTCTGGACGATCCACAGTAGGGTCAGACTGCAGAGCCACTACGAGCCAATCACATTGCGTCTTGGCTTCTTCGAGCATCATGATATGACCTGCATGGAGTAGGTCAAAGGTTGAAAAGGTTATACCAACTTTTATCATGTACGTACCTTCACATAGCTCAATGTATCATAACCAGCATAACCATCAGCCCATTGATTGCGAGTTTGTTCTCTGAAACCGATAGATTGCTCATTCTGCTTGAAGTACTGCTTAGCTGCAGTCTGTACGTCCCAATCGCTTTCAGCTTGAATCTCAAACGTATCTGAGTTCCAAACTTTCTTAAACGTAACCTTATACGTCTTGAGCTTCTTCTGCTTCTTCACAAAGGCTTTGATATCATCCTTAGCATGCACGCTATTGATAAGCTTATTGAAAGTCTTGATATCGCACTTAGCCAGCGGACCCCAAGACTCTTCAGAACGATTCATCACTTCGAACATTATAATACCCTCGTTTCAACAGACGTAATTTTCAACTCTTCATCAACTCTTTCGACTTCAACCACAATAGCATGCGTTGCTGTCTCGGGTGTTACCCGCTTACCAATTAAACCATCTTCGGTTATATGGTGATTGGAAAGGTGCTTTAAGCCAGGGGCGCAATATTCGGTCCATCCAAGTTCAGTCGTATGTAACATATTCTTACTATACTCACTTTATAGAAAGAGTGCAACTCTTTTCATCATTTAAATCCACTAAATTTTTCTTTATCGAATTGCTTGCCTGAAGGCGTCTTATCATAGACAGGACTATCATCTACGATATCATCTTGAGCTGATTGCTCTGCGTCATACAAACGCATCCTTGGTCTATCAACGCCTACAACGAAGCGCTTATACATCTCAGGATCACTGTAACGATTCTTCAGCTGCTTAACCATAATCTGATTCAGAGCCTTAAGCTCATCAGTAGCGATCAGCGCAACCATGAAGTCAGCAGTAGCCGGTAGACCGAACGATTCAGAAGTATCAGTCAGTCCCACATCAGATGAATCGTAACCAGAGCGTGTAGTCTGTGTAGCAGAGATAACAGGTACGTTAAACTCTACAGCCAGACCACGAAGCTCTTCAGCAATAGCCTTGATGTAGGTATACGAGTTGACATTTGCACCCTGCTTTAGACGTGACGACATACAGATATTGAGATAGTCAATAAAGATTACATCAGGTGTAAAGTTCTTCTTGATCTTCAGCTCATTGAGCAGATGTCGGAAGTTAGCTGCACCTGCGGTTGAGGTAGGATACTCCTTGACGATAAGACGACCAACAGTCTTCTCTTTCAGACGCGCCATCTTCTTATCGTACGAATCCTTTGGCAGTACGCTCAGCTCATCGAGAGGTACATTGAGAAGGTTCGCATCGATACGTTCAGCGATCTTCTCTTCTGCCATTTCCATCGTAATGTACAGAACATTCTTACCAGCAGCCGTATACGATGCAGCAAAGTGACACATCGCCAGCGTCTTACCAACGCCAGTACCTGCTAGTAGAATGTTAAGAGTCTTACGAGGGAGACCACCGCGGGTGATCTTATTCAGATAGTCAATATCGAATGGAAGACGTTCTTCCTTACGATGATAGAACTCAAAGCGTGATTCAGCATCTTCGATGAAGTCGTGACCGATAGAAGTATCAAATGATACAGCCAATGCATCAGATAGAAGCTGAGGAATAGACCCCTTAGACAGCTTACCAGACTTATCATCCATTACCTGAATAGAGGCCATGATAGCATTATAGATAGCTTTATCTTGACAGAACTTCTCGGTCTGGTCAACCAGCCAATCCACATTGGATAGATGCTCAGATTGATCGGGAATCTCTTCGACAATTTCTTTACACTCTTTGAACTGATCTTCAGAGATATTATCTCGATTATTCAGATCAACAAGCATCGCCTCCTTAGTAGGGAAGGCATTATATTCCATCACATAAGCGTTGATTAGCTCGAAAACAACTTTATCGTTACGGTTATGAAAATATTCCGGCTTAAGAAATGGAATCGTTTTGCGAGCGTAAGTTTCATTGTTTAAAAGATTATTGAATATTGCTCGCTCTAGATTCATTCATCACCTTCGATCGCTGCAAGTACTTCTGAAACATCATCTTCTTCCTTGATGATTGCTCCATGAGATACAGTATAAAGCTTTTCTACTGCAGCCTGGAATGTCTTTGAAGTAAGAATCGGCATCCAGAAGTCCTTGGACTGCGTTGCATCATAGCGATGCTTCTTATCTTCGATCTCGCCTGTCTCCATATCGACGCGTGAGTACCAGCCGTTAGAAGGCTTAATAACATGACCGGTAATCATAGCAATATCCAGCAGACCAGACCACTTACTGATACCACCTTCGTATGTGACTTCGATAGGAATCTTCGACTTCTCTTTAACGTAACGAGACTTCTCGACGTTGATGATGAAGTTATAGCCTACAGTTTCCTTACCGTCCTTCTCTTGCTGACGACCCAGGATAAAGATATTATCTGCAGAGTAGTACGAACCTGTACCACCGCCGACGACATCCTTCGAGTACAGCTCGAGAGTCTTATACGTATGGTTAACAACAACCATCGGAATATCTTTGAGGGTAAGGTGGGGCGTTACCATGCGGAAGAACGACTTGAGCTGCTTAGCACGCGACATATCTGCGACAGACTTACCGTCGAGAGTATCTTCTACTTCCTTCTTAGAAGCCAGGTTACCAATCGAATCGATGATAACAATCAGACGCTCACCACGCTCCAATGCATTGAGCTGTTGCATAGCATCAAACTTCAGCTGCTCAACGTCAGTGATAGGAGTATGGATAACACGAGTCATATCGATACCGAACGACTCAAAATACGATTGAGGAGTACCGAACTCAGAGTCATAAAACAGCATTACAGCTTCTGGATACTTGTCCAAATACGAACGAGCCATCATAAGGCTAAACGCAGTCTTAAAGTGCTTCGAAGGACCAGCCCACATAGTCAGACCAGGAGTAAGACCTCCATCAAGTCGACCCGATAGGGCAATGTTAAGTGCTGGGATTGGAGTGGGAATCATATCCTTCTTATTGAAGAACTTAGACTCAGAAAGGATAGCAGTATCCTTGATTGTAGAATTCTTTTTAATCTTATCTAGTAGTGACATAGAATCTCCTTTGTATGGGCCGCAACCCAATACTTACTTGTAGTATGTTTAACGTATGAAATCAACTGTTTAGTATGTGCTCAAGGCGCTTTTTGAATTCGGCAATCTTAGCTGCACGATTAGGCCAACGAATCATTTCGTTCTTATCAGCGTCCTTAGCAAGGTTATTTAGCAACGGAAGTATAGATTTGTACATCGCTTCTGCTTTATTTTGTGCTGCTTGTACTTCATCGGCATCTACAAACTCTGTATCTGAGTGTGTAGTAAAACCGAAGTCAAAATCTTCGTCTAGTTCAAATTCCGCCATTGTAGTTCCTTAATTAAAAAAGTCTTCGAGAGTAGCTCTATGCTCAATCTCCCAGCCGATAGCACCTGTAATAGTCTTAATCGGCTCCAGGAATGCCTTATCGAACTGCATGTTACGGTCAATGTACATGTCCATGCCAAACTCCTTAGGTAGTTCAGATGGGCAAGCAATCACAGACGTATGCAGAGGGTTAGGGGTTATGCAATAGGCATACTTGATCTTCTGACCAGAGTTAATCGCTTCGTACTTCCTATCAAGATTAAGCTTCTTCAAGTGAAAGTTATAGACCAAAGACCCCTTGACGTTAATCGGCGTTCCCTTCTGGAAGATCGAGCTACGATCAGCATACTTATCTAGATCCTTGACTGAACGAGGCGAAGCAACCTG